CGTCCCAGTCATAAATTGAAGAGTTCGGTATGTATTTTGTATCATAAATCTGAGCAAATCTATGGAATCCAAATTTTGTATTCTTACCAGAAATATCGAAGTAGTTTACTTCCGGAGAATCTTCTCGTGTACCATCCCAGTCATAGATTGAAGAATCTAGTATGTACTTTGTATCATAGATTTGCGCAAACTTATGGAATCCAGAAGTAGTTGAAGTAGAATTTACATCAAAGAAGTTTGATTCTGGTGCACCATCTCTATTACCAGTCCATGTGAATAGTGAAGAATCTGGTACATATTTGGTGTCATAAATCTGAGCAAATTTGTGGAAGCCATCAGATGTAACTTTTCCGTTCAAATCAAAATAGTTTACAACAGGTGCAGAATCTGCGGCACCATTGAAGGTAAATTGTGACGAATCTTTTTTGTAGTCTGATTCATATAAAGTCGCAAATAATTTGAACCCATCTGAACTGTACTTTTTGGTCACATCAAAAAAGTCAGTAGACTGTATTGTAGTAAAACCAAAAACAGAAGATTCCGTTTCATACAATGTTTGTCCAATTTGTGCAAACTTTGTAAAACCTTTACCATTTGTATCGGATATAAAATTGGTTGTTGGAGCAGACTCACGCTTACCAGACCATCCAAATACAGACTGTCCTGTGTATAATGTTTCTCCACCTTGTTGTCTAACTACAAACCCCTTGGCTTTTGTGTCTGTAAAAAAGTTTACAGATTGTGTTCCGATTATAGAAAGTCCAGAAACGGATGGGTCTTCATGTCTACCAGAAGGATTTGTTTTTATCACGGCATCCACGTTCAGATTACTGTTATCTTCAGTCTGTATAGATTCCAAGTCATATCTTGCTATATCAACTTCTCGTGGTAATTCGAATTTTTCCAATTGAGATATTGGAATAAATCTAATAGGTAATCCATCTATATTCAGTCTACTATTATCGTCAGTCTGTATAGTTGCGCCATCAAATCTAAAAACACCCGTTTTTGGGTCTGTTACAAAGCCATCTTGTCTTCTATCAGTCACTATCGGAGGACTTTGTTTTGCTCTTTCGTATGTAAGAACATTCAAGTCTAAAACTGTTTTTGGATCAGTTATATTGTTGATAGGTGAAACTAAATCTTTTGATATTTCAATAGATTGTTCTTCCCTATCAAAAGATTGTGGTGGTCTTGTTATTTCGATTTTTGGGTCGGTTATATTATCCGAAGAATCAGTTAGATTTGGTTTTATATCAGGGCTAGTTGCCGTTCTATCAAATGACTGAACGGGTACAATTATATCTACATCTGGATTTACTATATTGTTGGATTGTTCGTCCTTATCATTAGTAACTTCCACTGGGGATATGTTGTTATAAATCCCCTGACTTTGAGTTTCTACATTTATACCAGATATATTGTTATTAGTACCCTGTGATTGTTTTATCGGTATAATATCTGATTTTGTTAGTCTACTAGAAAATTCAGTTATTTGAACCTGTCCAAGTCTTTCAGATACCATTGCGGTAGGAATTGCAGCCCTATTTTGTCCATCATAATCTTGGTTTATGTTTGACAATCTCGAAACTCGATTGATTATCAAGTTTTGAGAAACCACTTTTTTTATATCATCTAAATTTGTAGACTCAAGTTTGGATTCCAATTTTTTAGGCTCTTGGCGTTTCACATTCATAGAAAACTGAGACAACTTTTCAGTTATAGGCTGAAAGGTTGCAAAGTTCTTATTATTCGTTGCCTTTGATGACTCTGGTGTACTCTTTGGTTCACGAGAAACTTCAGAACGAAATTTAGAAAGGTCGGATGATAAATCTACTAATGCCATGTGTTATCCATTGTTTCTTATAAATATCAATGATGCCATCTTCTTATATAGTTTTAGCATATCCCTTGTTAACACCGATGTCCGTTGACGCTTTGAAGTTAAGTTGTGATTTTATTTCTTCCACTGTCTTCTCACCAAACTTGATAACAAGTGGTTGGTTTGCAGCTTGTGATATAACAGATATAAGTGTATCGAGTTTCTTCTCAACATTAGCCATATTTGTTGTACCACCTCCGCCACCGGCTCCACTAATCGCAGTAGTACCAGCAGAAACTGGTTGTGACGATTGTTGTTCTGGAGAACCAAACAGATTACCAATAAATCCAGTAACCGCATTTGCTACTCCAGTCACTGCCTTTGCCATGCCACCTGCGGCTTCTGCCTGTTGGACTTCTTCCATTTTTTGTATGATTGAGTCTAATTTATCTGTATCAAACTCTTTTAGTTTTGCGGTTTCATCTGCAAAATACTTGAATGAATCTGCCAAATCTTTTATGGCCTTCGCTGTTGCGGATAGTTTTTCTGGATTTAGTTTTTGTGATATATTTGCCACCTTGTCCAATGGACTTTCTCCACCACCAAATAATTTGGATATGCCGTCACCAACACCAGACATCAAACTACCAGCACCCATTTTCAAAATGGCATCACCAATAGTTCCAAGACCCTTTGCAACTCCATCAAATTTTGAACTATCAAAATTTAAAAGTTCTGCAATACTTGTGGTTATGTCCTTTATTCCTTTTCCAGCAATCATCGCAGCAACACCGAACACGGCAAGTGATGCACCTAATACTGCAAATGCGGCAGCACCCATCATTATAGGCACCATCATTGTACCAAGAAGAGCAAATGCCCCACCTAATAGTGCGATGTTTATGGCTAATTTTGCAAGTTTATCCATATCCAATTTAGTCATTTCTTGAAAAAACGGAATTAGTATAACAGCTGCTTTTGAAAATTCTTGCATTGCCTTACCCATAACATATAATGCACCTGATAATATAAACAATGCAGCAGCGCCAGCTATAATTGCCACCGCACCTACTCCCGATGACATTATCGCACCAAGTACCATAACTGCCCCTACAAGAGCACCAAGTGTAACTATACCCATAATCACACCCTCCCATTTCACACCGGTTGAAAACTCTTGCATTGCCTTTGCTGCAACATAAAGTGCGGCAGCAACAATAAGAAGTGCAGCGGCGCCAGCTAACATTTTCTTCGGATCCATTTTTTTAAAAAAGTCTTTAAATGCACTACCTTTTTTACCAGGACCGCCTGGAATTGGTGCTTTTGATACAGCTTCTGCCCCTTTATCTGCAACACTTCCGCCAATCTTTTCACCAATTTTCTTGGTTGCACCGCTGACTTTACCCATAAGTGTTTTAGTTACACCAGTTGCTTTGTCTTGTACTTTATCAAATGAACCAGCAACTTTTGATACCATAGCAGAACCAAAATCCAATGCTTTAGTTTTTAGTAAATCCATTCCCTTTACGAGTAAAGATTTACCAAAGAAGTAACCACCTATTGCAGTAAGAGCAGTGAGAACACTTCCAAATCCAGATGTTAGTGGTTTTACTTGGTTAGTGACTGCTTGTACTCCATCTCCTACCTTTCCAGTTGTTTTTGCGATTTCTTGAGTCTGTTCTTTAGAATCTCCAAATAATCCAAGTATCCAAGTCAATGGTTTTACAATATAACCTATTGTAGCAGCTATAGCTGCAATAATAGGTTTTATAAAACCAACGGTTCCTTTTACTGCATTTAGAATTCCATCCATTGCCTCGGCACCGTCTTTTCCATTCATGAGACCGTCAACCATATCCAATATTGGATCTAACAGTTTTACAGCAATTTCCTGAATTCGTTTCATCAAATCCGCCATTGCTGCTTGTGTTTCTTCAGACTTTTTCTCTGCGGCCAATTTTTCAAGATATGCCTTTTTGTCTTTATCACCAGTTTCTGCAGCCATCTTTGCCAAATCACCTGCATTTTTTGCTTGGAGTTCTTGTAATTGTTGTTGTGATAATCCAGCCTTATTGAGTTCTTCTTGTTTTCCAAGCATTTCAGCCATTTGGTCAACTTCCATACCTGCAGCTTTTGCGAGAGCTTCTTTCTGAAGTACATTCATCTTATTGAAGTCTTCCATCGAACCGACTTGTTTTAGAAGTTCGTTCATTACCTTTTCTTGGTCACCTGCAAGTGCAGCTTGTCTCATGGCATCCAAGTTTATTTCTCGACCAAGCAATACACGGGCTTCCATTTCAGCCTCAAGAGACTGTTCAATATCAAGACTCTTACGACCAATGTCCGCAATTTGCTTCATATTCATACCAAGCATCTTTGCGTGCATTGCAGTCTTTATCATTGCCTCTGGCATTTTTGACATTTGAGATACAATACTCTTTGGAATACCAGCAAGTATCTTCATAGAGTCTTTTGCAGAGAATATACCCTTACCAAGAGTAGATGCCATCATACTCATTTCACCAACCGATTTACCAGATATGGCGGCTATGTTACTTAGATTACCAGCTTCTTCAGCACTCAATCCAAATTTCTCAGTAAGAAGTGCGGTATCTTTTACCATCTGTTGAACTTGAGCATTACCACTTGCAAATGCACCAGTCAAATCAATTCCACCGAGATTATCACTAACTGTTTTTAGACTCTTTGCAATTTCTTCAGAATGTATTCCAGTAACTCGCATTTCATTTGAAACGTCTACTGCAGTATGATGAAGTTCTTTCGCCTCATTCTTACTTATACCAAAGTCTTTACCGAGCTGTGAAACTTCTTTATCCAATTTTCCAAATGAATTGATTAGGAAGTTTCCCAACATAAGAATGGCACCTATACCTAGAGCCATTGTCAATTTACCAGCCATATCAAGAATACTCTTGAGACCTTTACCAGCTTCAGAAAATGCACCTTTCAAGTCACCTGCTTTTACAGATTTTACTACATTTACAAGGGCACCGCCAACTTTTTCTTTTAGCTGAGAATTTATGTCATCCAGTCCGAATTTCTGAAGTAGTGCGCCTTTGAAATCCCCGCTTGTTATTTTATCAAGTACCCCAAGTGTTTTTTCAGCTGTTTCAGATGCCTCTCCCAATGCTTTATTTTGTTGTAACATTATATCATGGGCACCTCTTCTTGCATTCAATGCTTCTCGTTCTATATCTAGCTCTATTTGTTTATTTAGTATTTCTTTTTCGGTCATATTTTCTCTATTTTCCAAGAACTCATTCATCTTATCTTGAAACGCCTCTTCATCAATTCGAATTTTAGTCATTTTCTTTGCTAAATCTTCTTCTACTTTTTTAGAATCATATTTACCTTCTGCGGCTGCTTTTGCACCATCAGCTATTTCTCTTTCAAGATTACGGTATTCTTCACGAACTTTATTTGTTTCTTGGAGGGTATCCATAAATTGGTCTGAAAAGTTTGCTCCATCAGCCAATTGATTGGTAACTGTTTGTAGTATATTACCAAACTTTCTGGAAAGGTCAGAACTAGCTTGCATATTTTCGGTAACTTGTCTACCAACGTCACTAATTTCTGTCATTTCATGTCTCTGTTCTCTCATACTTACTAGAACAGATTGTGACAAGTCTTTCACTTCAGACTGGTCTCGCCGTCTTTTTCTTATTATTTCTACTATATTTTTTTCGGTATTCTCTTGATCATCCAATATTGATGATATTTCTTGTTCTTGAGCTTGAAGTTGTTGTAAGTGAACCACTCGTTCTTGTACAAGTTGCGATATTTTGCGGTCTTTCTCAAGTTGTTCATCCGCTGTGCGCGCAGTTATAGCTCTAGCTTCTGCAAGTTTCCGCTCTGTTTCTAGAATTTCTCCTTGAATACGATTATATTCTGATGCAGCTCTGCTTCTGGCGTTCTCTGCATCAGCTGATGGCCGAGACGGTTGCTGTTGCGGTTGCTGATTCTGATTAGGATTTTGTGTATTATTTCTACGAGCCATTTAGTGCAACCAGTTATACTCTGAATTTTTTACGTCTTTCTTCTGCGTCTTTACAATCTTTCGGATATTTCTTGCAGTAATCATCTATTTGTTTTTCCATAGCATCGTATGCCTTGTACATATCACGAATATGTCCGACTAATTTTTGGTTTGAACGAAAAGCTTTTTCTAACTGATTTACTTTTCGTTTTACTATGAAATCTACGACTGCATCCATTATTGATTTCGCTATTGACATTTTTTCCTCCGTAAAAAAGTAGGGTTTACATACCTATAAATATGTAAACCCCGAATATTATTGTTTAGGTGAGGAAGAAAAACTTGGAACCGAACGTTTTGCTTTGCTGTATTCTGCACTTTCCGCTTTGTTTTTTTCTTCTATTGCCTTTATTACTTGTTGAATATAGAATCTTCTCAAGTGTATTGGGAGACAATAAACCTCATCCCATGTAAAACCACCTTTTCCATGATAACATAAAGAGAATATCTCTTCATGTAATCCTAGTTTATAATCAGTTCCCAGGCCAAAAAAAGGAAACATCCATTGGGATGTCCATCTCCTTTACCTCTCCTGTTGTTTCTGAAACAAATGTAAAGGTCATGTCAAGGTCTGGTGTTATTTGCTTCATATACGAACGTAGTGCTCGAGAATCGAGTGCAAATAGTTCATTATCAACAAAATTATTTACGGTAGCACGACCCGATTCACCATCAACTGCAATTATCAGATTTTTCAAACGAGTTGTTAGTTCTCTATCAATACCTGTACGAACAGTTGTTTTGTTCATACCTTTTATTTCCGTCTGTATTTGTTTGTCCAAACTATGAGTCATAAGTCTAAAAGTGACAACCCGTCTTGACTGTGGTAGTTCGAAATCGAATTCGTTCTTACGTTGCTCGAATAGAGAATAATCCACCTCCTTGTGCTCTATTTGAGTCAAATCAATTGTAACTTTTTGTTTTGTACCAGGTGAAAACGGGTCGTCAACTTCAACTACATAATCTTTTCCATATCCTAAAATTCTAGCTGCAACCATGATTGCATTTTTATCGCCAACAAACAAATCACCATAATTGATTGATGTAACAATAAGCGACTCGAATAACTTATCCAAAACAACGCCTTGCTTGATAAGATTCTGTGAAGTCAAAATATCTTCTTCTTTTGCAGTCATATACTTCATTTCAATCGTACCCTCGGCAAGAGGATGGTCTTCTGAATATAAAAGACCCTTTGACGGGAGTGGAATTATTTCCGTTGGGAAATTCGATTTCTTGACTGATGTTTGTTTGAAGTCCGCCATCAAATGGGCTTTGAGTTCTTCGTCGGACATCTCCGCTCCAGTTTTTGGAAGATTATATCCGGTTGATACTTGTGCCATAACTAAATCCTATAACTAAATGAAACAATATTGTTCGTATAAATAAATATGGGTATCTCAGAAAAAATCCAAGATACCCATGAAATTTTATGTTCAACGATTAGAACTGGAGGATTGCGTAATCATAAGCAAGTGTGAGAGAGATTTCAACGAAGTTATCCGTTGACCAATCCATATCACCAAATGTTGTTGCTGTAATGAAAGCACCCTTCAAAGTCCATTCTTCAACCTTGTCACCAACTGGGCCAAGAACGTTGAATGTGATGTCCTTCTTATAGAAGTCAGAATATCCGTCACGACCTGTTACAGACTCGTGTGATAGACGAACCCACTCCATGACTGCCTGTGCAGCTGATGGTACAATCGGGTCATATAGCTTGATAGTCACGTCCTGCCATTCACCCTTACCTTTTACCTTACGCTTGACATTGATGTGGTCAAGTGTGATTGGGTTGAAGTTGATGTTTGGTCTACCTGCACCTTTGATGAGGTATGCTGGGACGCCTTCAATATACATGATAAACCGGTTGGCAAGTTTCGGTTCATACGGGGTAAAAAATATTTCGGTAGGATCAAGTAATTCAGCCATTTATTTCTCCAAGTTTAAAAATCTCTTTCATATAAATATAGATGCCGGAAAAAAACATTAGAATAGATTCCACATAATATCTTCAACGTCATCTTTGTTGATAGAAATACCAGACTTCTTCGCGGTTTCTTTTATCCACATCCGGCAATCCTTCATAAAAAGCTTTGCCATATCAGAATACTTTTTCATTTCATTTTTGAATTGTGGACTTTTCATTATTTCTTTTTCAAGTAATGTATCGTCTCCACCGTCGTCTGATATGTCATATCTAACTTCGTCGTGTTCTATATCGTAATAAAAACTAACCGGAACTTTTGTAGTGATTGGAACACTTACAGTTTTTTTACCGGAGAGATTTATCATATCTTGATACCTTTTTTCAAGCTTTTTAAAGTTTGAAGTATCTCGTTGTAGTCTATCTACAAGAAAATTAGTTTCAGACTCATTGAGTCTATTTTCCTGTTTGATAGTTTCCAACTCTTCTTCAGCCTCTTTCAGTAGTTTTTTTCTTGATGACAATTTCATATCTATTTCCTTTTATAAAAATTGGGGGAGTGTTTTTCAACTCCCCCGATTATTTCATTAGGCACCTGGGAATGCTGCACCTGTTGATTGAATGTTGAAGTCAAGAATAATGAATTCAGCAGTTCTAGCAGGTTGTAGGTATAATTGACCATAAAGAATGTTACGGTCGATGATGTCAGGTGTGTTGTTCGACTCATCCATGATAACGCGGAAGGCATAAAGACCTTGACGTTGTTGGATTGACTCAAGATATGGAGTAACAATGTTCAGGAATCGTGTACGTGTTTGTGTTGTGTTTTGTTCGAACACAAGGTAACGTGTAGCAGATGCGATGAACTTCTTAGCTGCAATCAAGAGACGACGAACGTTGATACGGTCAAGAGCAGATGGACGACCTTGAAGTGTCTTCTGACCCCATACACATACTCCTGTTGATGGGAATACTGCGATTGGGTTGATACGTGCTTCATAT